TCGACCAGGCCTTTCCCGGATCACCGCCCCAAAGAGCCCAGGCAATTCTTCCAGCAGATGGGAATCCCTTTTGGCCAGGAGCCCAGCCTTCGCCCTTCTTGTCGACTTCGTGACGTGCAAGGTATGCGCGCATCTTTCTCACTCTTGCAATTGTCATCTTGTTTCCCGTGAGCATTCTTGCGGTTACTTGACCAGGTCCAATTCCGCCTCTGCCAAACTCTTTTCGCCAATCAAGCCCACGTCGCGCTTCTGCCTTTACTCCGGCAGGAACATTAAGGTTGATTGTGTCGGCCTTTTCAACTTCAATATCTCCAAGGTTTGGAATTGCTGCGCCAGCAGCCTTGTAGGATGAATCGGCTGATGGGTCGTAATAGGAAACGATTGCTGCACCGGCCCGACTAATCTCGCTGACCTTCTGTCTCTTGAAGTAATCAATTGCACTTGTCGGGAAGCTGCTTTCATAAACCTCGGCGTCAAATCCCGCTTCGGCAAGCTGACTTCTAACAAAATCAACTTGTCCCTTTGTCGAGGTGATTGCAACCACCGAAGAGCCGCCCTCAACAAATCCATCTATTGCGTCAATGATGTGTGAAGGGCACTCGTCGCTGAGCAACGCCTCTGCATCAACGAGAACAACGCTCTTCTTAGACGGTTGCTGATTTGGATTCATTTCAGGATTCGGCTTAGCCTCAAGTTGGTCTTTGCCCTGATCTGGCTCTTGGCTCCCTGCCCCGTTGTTTCCGGCACCGCCATCTGGGACGTCTCCACCAGGTGTTGGCTCCTGCTCTGGTGCGTCGGGATCGCCAACCTTGCCCTTCAGGTAGAGCTCGTAATATCTCATTGGCATATACCCAAGCGGGCTTGGCATCCATACCTCATCGCCCATAAGCCCAACGCCTTCCTGGCCGCGCTCCTTAAGCGCGTCATTGAGTCGAAGCCATGGAAGTCCGGCAAGTGCTGCCTTGTAGTAGTCAGCAACTGTCTGCGCAGACTCGCGACCAACATCAGTGTAGACAAATCGCAAGCCCTTGTCATAAAGCCAAACAACTTCTCTAGTGATGTAGTCCGCAATAAGTTCGCAAAGCGGAGCAATGCCGTTGTCGGCAGTGAACGCCGCGCCGTACTCTGACGAGCTCTTATTCACGTCAAAGTTTAGCCCGATGTCTTGCGGCTGAACGCCGAAGACTGCGCAGATCTTGCGTGCGAGATAGATCTGCCACTCCATGAACTGCATGTCTCGGTTTGACTGTGCCATAGGAATCCACTTGACCCCCTTACCGCCACCAGTGATCGCGGTCTGGCTCTTGCCTGCGATTTCGCCTTCCCAATAGTTCTTGAAGGCATCAACCTGATCAGGGCGAACGCCTTCGCCAAGATCAATGATTCCTGGCGGGGTCGCCTGCTCAACAATGTTGTTGTTGTACTTAGCCGCCCGAAGGTCCGCCTCAATGGTCTCAGCAAGAACTTCTAGCGGTGAGAGGCCGAGCGGGGAATAAGTCACTCGGTTTCCCACAATGACAATCATCTCTTCGTTCAGGTACTCGGCAATGATCTTTCCGGTCTCGTCGTATTCAAAGTATCGCGGCTTCTTTAGGTTTGTTCCGTCCCAGTCCGGGTCGAAGGCAATTCTTGCACCGTCTTTTGGCCAGAGGTTCTTAACCGGTCTTCCGCTTCTTCCCGCCCGCGCCCCGACAGTGTGTTCCTTCTCAATACAGCCCTGATCCAGGACAAGAATATCCTCAACGATCGGCTCGATAAACGATCTCCACGAATCAAGACGAGTATTTGGATCTCGCAAAAGATCCTTAATCGCCTTTACGTTTGCTTCGTTGATTTCACCGTTGCCATCAATGCTGACAATGTCCCACTTTGCGCGGCTGATCTGCTGCCTGCGAAGATTAATTGCAGATCTAATCCATGGGTTTGTTCGGGACCACTTGCGAAGCTGATTAACTGAACGCTTCTGCACAGTACCCTTGCCAGCGCCTCGCGCGTAAGGCTGCGAGTCGTAATTTGGAATAAGGATTGCATCCTTTATTGCTTGAACATCAGCTTCTGCTTGCGTGCTTTCAACTTGGCGCTTTACGCGCTCCCACGGCATCATTACCACGAGTCTTGCTCCTTCGGCTTTCTTGTTCTCCAGGACCTTATCGCATTAGAAACAGCCATGCCATCAAGGTCCTTGTTGACAATCTGTCTAGCTTCTGTGTAATTAAAAGGTATAAGTCGCACTCCGTCAACTATACCAACTCCTCTAAATGAAGGAAGCCTTCCCCACCATTTTGGCACAACGAACTTGCCGTCTTCAAACTGCAGCTCGATGCTCTCGCTAATGTCAAGCACTACTTTTCGCCTTCCTCGTCGCCTTCGGACTCAGTGTTTGAGCCAATCGCAACCATGGCCATCTCAAGCCCTGCATAATCTTCCATATCAAATGGGTTTTCCTTTCGGAAAGTTTCCCAGAAGCCATCGTACTCCTTGTCGTTAACATCTTCCAGCCTTGTGAGTTCTTCTTCGACATGGCGCTGGTATTTGATCTGCTGGGGAACGCTTCGTTTAACCCTTGAAAGCACCTTGTGGCACTGCTTACAAACGGAGTATCTTTTTTGACCCTTTGCCCTGGGGACCATTGGCTCTGGAATAAGGTCTTGCTCCATATGGTCCTCACCGACCATTATTGTGCATAGGGCGCACCTTGGATGCGCCCGATGTATCTCCTCGTATCTTCTCATGACTGGCGCCAGGGTCTTCTGGATGCGCCGTATGGCCAGCACGATATCGAGAATACCGCCCTCAGCGTCGTTTAGCTCTAAGCACAACCGGCACTTGACTGCCGTATCTTCACACATGCGGCAATTATACATAGACCGTAAATACTAGTCATTGACACGCTATGGTAGATTCATGTAGGAAGCAAAGGTCTTGCAATAATGAATATAAGAGGGGATGATTCGATGGTGCTTATACGGGACTATCTGCTGACACCGATGTCTAACAGGGGTTCCGATCGGCCTGTCGACGGCCATAAGAATTGGGGGTCTGATCTTGGACTTTAAAATTTACACCAACGCCCTGAAGGCCTATGAGTCTGAAGATGGCGAGCGATATGTAACCGGAACAACTTCTTCAACAATTCGGGACCTGCATGGCGATGAGATGTCGCTGGATGCCCTGAAGACAATGGCTGAAACAGCCAGACAGAATATGACGGTGTTCCTCAATCATAATTACAATGTCCCAGAAGACCTTTTTGGCTCCGCCACGGATGCCCAGATTGTTAGACGATATGACAGCGAAACAAACGAAGAGGTTTATGACCTCGATCTCAATATTCGGGTGGTAAACGAAGACGAAAACCCGGAGGCGCTTCGCGCTTATCGCGCAATCAAGCGCGGGGTTAAGCTTGGTCTCTCCATTGGAGCCCGCGTTGAAAAGGCGCGTCGCAAGGCTGCCGAAGGAGACAAGCCCGAGTCAATCCTTATTGAGAAGGTTCGCCTACTTGAGGCGAGCGTTGTTGGCATTCCTGCCAACCAGAGATCCTACCTGCAGAACGCAGTAAAGAGCCTCCGCTCTGGTAGCGTCGATATTAGCGAGCTTGAGGGCGTGATCGAAGAAGAGAAAGCGCCTGCATCTGCCGCAATTGAAGAGATGACGCTGAGGGCCTCCGCAATCATTGAGAAGCTGAAGGCGCTTCCCGTTGAGGGGGAGACTGCCGCCGAGGCAAGGCCCCTTGTGGATTCGCTTGCAAAGCTTCTTGCCGATGTGGCAACGCTTTACATCAAGGCCCAGGGCGCGCACTGGAATGTCGTTGGCCCAGATTTTACTCAGTATCACGATCTTTTCGAAGAGATCTATGAGGACGTATACAAGTCCATTGATCCTATTGCCGAAAACATTAGAAAGCTTAACGCGCCTGCCCCAGCGGAGCTTCGCGAGATGGCACTTATGGCCTCTCAGATGCCCGTAGCAGACGACTACGACCCAGAGAGCCTTGCGTCCGCGCTGTATGCGGCCAACGAGCTCGTTCTTCGCAGCATCATGAACGCTTTCGCCGAAGCGAACAAGCTCAACGAGCAGGGAATTGCAAACTTCCTTGCTGAGCGCCAGGACATGCACCAGAAGTGGTCGTGGCAGCTTAGGTCTTCCCTTGCGGAAGAGGAAGAGGATACCGGCGAGGGCGGAATTGATGAGGAAGACACCGGTGAAGAGTCGGAGGACGAGGAGACTGAAAAGTCTGCTGGTTCAAAGATTGGATTTGGTGACTTCGTTGCCTGGAAAGACACCGACGGGCCCGGCGGGTACGGCGAGGTTGAGCAGGTAGTTAAGGAAGGTGCTGTTGTTGTTCCGAAGTCAAATGAGGAAGTAGCAGCAGTTCCAAATGATCCGGCAATTTTGGTGCGCATCTGGGCGCAAGAATCTGAGGGCAAGTATAAGCCGACTGGCGAGTTCATTGGTCTTTTGGCCTCAATGGTCAAGAAGGTCAGTGGCCCAGGCGAGGGCGCCGAGGGCGCACCAAGTCAGACTGCCACCCAGATTCCGGGTCTTGAGATTCTCCCACCTGGAACAGTTCCAGGCGGGGCAAGTTCACAGGAGAAGTCCATGGATATCGAAGAGAAGAAGACTCGTGTGACCGTTACGGTCAGCACGGATTCTGAAGAGAAGCAGCCAGCTGCCGCATCTGTTGCTCCCTCCGCTCCGGATGCGGCAGCCGCGGACTCAGAGGAGAAGCTTGATGAAATCAAGGCTTCTGCCGAAGATGTGGCCGATGGCGAAGTTACTGAGAAGGTAGAGGACGAGAAGGAAGTCGTTGAGGAAGAGCCTGTCGACGCCAATGTCGAGGCCCTGCAAGAGCTCGGCGCTGAGCTCGTTACCGGCGACGCTGAAAAGTCCATTGCCGATGAATCATCCGTACAGCCCGAAGTGGCCGAGGCGGTTGTTATTAGTGTCGAGACCGAGGCCTCTTCCTTTGAGGAAGTGGAGTCGATCGCGAAGTCAGCTCTCGATGCAGCCAATGCTGCTCAGGAGGAGGTTACCGGCCTTTCGGCAAGAGTGACCGAGCTCCTTGAGTCGAAGGCCAAGGTCGAAGAAGATCTTGCGAAAGCGCTCGATCTTATTGATCGCATTAGCGATCTTGGGATCGGTCGAAAGTTCGTCGACAGGAGTTCACAGAAGGTCAACGTCAAGGCCGCAGAGCGCGCGCCTTGGTTGAGCCCATATGTTCAGCGCGTCCTTGAGGCGCAAGACGAGGAGTAAAAATGTCTGAAGTACGAGAGAAGTTGGATGACGTCGCGAAGGGCCTAGAGTCCCTCAACGGCGCTCCGATCGGCCGAGATCTCGATGTCGAGAAGAAGTCCGATTTTGATCCTGCTGAGGCCTATGCCGTTCAGCGCGAACTTCGCAAGAAGTTCTCAAAGATGAGCGCATCGGAACTCAACGAGATGCTTGATGTTCAGGCCTCGCGAGAAGTTGGGAAGCAGGCTGATGCCGGTATCCTTAACCAGCTTGCGTTGTCGAACCCACAGATTGCAAAGGCACTTGACAGCAGCGGTGGTTCGGCGCTTATCCGCCAGGACCTCGAGCCAATCCTTTACAGCCTGTTCGTTAAGAAGTTCCCATTCTTTGACCGCATCCGCAAGGAGCCTGCAAACGGCCTCGTGCACGCGTTCAATCAGCAGACCGCTTACGGTGATGCAGTCTTCCAGACGGAGACCGGCACTGTAACCGACGATAACTCGACGTATGCTCGCCAGACGACCAATGTGGCCGTTCTTGCGACCCGCCGTGGTATCACGCTTAAGAATCAGTTCGCGCTTGGTCAGGGCGGCTCGCCGTTCAATGGCCTTTCGCAGGAGCTTGGCAGCGGCGTAACCGCCATTGCGCACAAGCTTCAGAAGACCCTGTTCCAGGGCAACGCAACCGTTACGGCAAGCGCCGGTGCCAACACCGAGCTTGGTGCTTATGACGCCAACTCGTTCGATGGCCTCCGCAAGCTTCTTGGTACGGCTGCTTCAGCTGGCAACGAGATTGTTGGGAAGGGCACGGCTTCATACCTGTCCACCATCAACGAAGCAGTTGCTGGAGTTCTGGACAACGGTGGCGCTCCGTCGGCCGTCATCTGCACCCCAACCGACTACGCAGGCCTTGTGAATGAGCTTACAAACCTCGTTCGTTACAATGCGCCTTCGCAGACGGAGCAGGCTGCTGGTGCAACCTTCGGTTCCGTCGTGACGGCTGCTGGCTCACTGCCAATCCTTGCCGTTCCTGGCGATGCCATTGGTCAGTACGCAGTTTCCGGCACCGACTACCGCGATATGTACGTGGTGGACGAGGCTGGCTGGTCGATGCCATACCTTGGCTCCGACTCAATCACGACGCTCGAGATTCCGATCGGCGTGAACGGTGCCCTTACGCGCCTCTACATCATGTATGTGATGTTCGGGTTTGCAAACAAGGCTCCACAGTTCCAGGCGAAGGTTCGCGTTACGGTCTAATCCGTAAGTATTGCAACTGGGGCCCCAGGATTAATTCCTGGGGCCCCGGAAGCGAAGGAGCAATAAATGTTTGACGATGTTAAGAAGGAAACACCAACGGTTGATGTAAATGCAGTTGCCAAGAAGGCCGTAACCGCAGCTAAGGCTGCGGTTTCAGACGACGAGGTAGTTCGCGTACGAAACCACAGCGGTCTTTCTTCGCTTGTTTTTGGAGACGGCACCGTTGCCCGTTTCCACGAGGGTGTCGCGCGCATTAAGGCTAAGTACCTAGTCCAGGCTGTTGCCCAGGGCTGCACGGTCGAGACTGATGCACCGGCAGCTCCGAAGCAGGAGCTTTCGGCCGCCCAAAAGGCCGAGCTTGAAAAGGTTTTCGGCAAGTCCGAGTAATCAATCTAGCTTCAATGGGGCTCGCAGACACTTTTTTAGTGCAATGCGGGCCCTATTGTTTTAGGATGTGAAAATGATAAGAGTGAACGTATCTGTCCCGAATCCAGCTACCGCAGCCGCAACATATACAGGGATTCAAATCGGTAAGGCCGCGTCCCAGGCCGACGCAAGCACCCAGACCGGAACGTTTTCCAATCTTGGTACCGTAATAACGCTTGACGCCAAGATCGGTACGTACTCATATTCGGACAGCGATTCACCTTATGGCTACTGGTACGTATGGCGACTGACTGGGAGCTCGAACAACGGCGCCTGGTCAAGTCCGTATCAGGGCGTTGACACTGGCTATGTGACGGTTGCTGAGCTCCGAGAATACGAGCTTGGATCACTCTCCCTGCCAGATGGAAGCGACTCGAGCGACAACAGGCTTGAAAAGCTGGTTGGCGTCGCCTCCAGGATGGTTGACGGATACTGCGGGTTCTCATTCAGATACAAGACCACAGTTGAGCAGCACAAGTGGAACCAGGAGACAAGAAGGGTGTTTCCGTACTCCAGGCCAATCATTACCGTCAATTCATTTGAGGTATTTGTTAGCAATCAGCAAAAGGCCACTTTCAACCTTTCAGACCTGTTCATAAACACAAGTCAAAACTATGTTGAAGTGACAAGCCTGGCAAACGTAACCTACTCCCTATTCCCGGCAATTGTTGCTCTTGGGCTTATCGATCCGGTAGCCAGGATCAACTATACCCACGGATACACCGTGACGCCTCAGGAGATCAAAGACGCGACTGCGCTGATCGCCATAGACCTCGCCTCAAGGGACGCGCTCTATCAGACTGGAATGGGCCAATTGACAAGGCTTACGGTTGGCGACACAACAATGGAAAGGCTTCCGCAGGTTGCCCCAGGGAAGCAGTCTGCACTGGCAATACCGCCAACGGCAGCGGCAATCCTTGACCAGTACATCGCGGTGTCTATTCGATGATCCCAGGGGCAATGACAACCGTCACCCTTAAGCGAAAAGGGATGACGACACAGGACGCAACTGGAACCCCAGTGACCATAGATGAGATTATCTGGTCAAAGAAGTGCCACTACCAATCGCTTCGAGAAGACGGGAGCAGGGAGCACGCCAACCCAACCGGGCCAGCATCTAGGCAGGTTTATCGCTTCTGGACACCGTACCTCGAGGGCAGGGATCGCCCTAGGCTGAACGACAGAATGGTGGCGGACTCCTACGAGTTTCGCGTCATCGCGATTGACTTCGAGGCAGTCCGCCACCATCTTCTTGTTCGCGCAGAGAGGGTCGAGCGTTAATTCAGTTTACAACGCAAAACCTTCATATCGTCCCAACCGTTTGAATCTACCACCAAGGTAAGAATCCCAGTCGGGGCGTCAACCCCAGCAACTTCCTTATACCACTGAGAGCCGCCATCAAGGCTTGGGGCCTGGATATGCGTTCTTGCACCATGCGTTGACATCGCAAGGTGATGGTAGTGACCCGTCAAGAGAAGCGTGGCATCAGATACGGGCTGCATGCCAAGAGCCTGCTTTGCCCACCAATTCTCCACTTTTCCTACTGCATTGCTTCCGCCTCGTCGAGCCTGATGCCCGTGGGCAAGCCCAACCACCGTCCCGTAGACGTCAAGCGTCAGGGTCAAGTCATTCTTTGGAATCACAAACTTGACGTGTCCAAATGCGTCTGGATTGGCTGAAAGAATCTCTGCCACCTGCTCAAACACGGCAACGTCGTCATTGTCTCCAAAGGTTGTAAACGCCTTACCGCCTCGCCTGTTTTCACCATGGTTCCCAGGCACGCAAGCAACGATCACCTCTGGGGAAAACTTAGACCACTGCATAATGGCCTTCGTAATCAGCCTTCGGGCAACCGTAATTTGCTCTCGACGATCAAGGTCTGCCTGGAACGCCTGCATGTCGTAGTGTCCGTCGCAGTTCTCGATGATGTCACCGAGGCCAACAACAACTAAACGTGATAGCGGCCTGCCAAACTTCCTTAGTTCTTTCCAGCGATTTTCAACCTCATTAATCCCAGCAAGGAATCGTTCAACAATCTTGACGCTTCCGCCGTTTTCGCCCTTGCCGAGCTGAAGGTCTGATATCGCGACAATCATTGCGCTACCGTCTGATGAAACCTCTGGCCTGGAGAACTTGTGCTTCTTAATCTCCTCAACCATCTCCTGGACATCTGAGCCCATCGAGGCGACCTTTCGGACAACCTTGCCCTTCCATTGTCGGTTCAATACGCCAAGCGTGTCTCCCCAGACATTGAATAGCACTGGCTCAACAACCTCAAAGTGTTCAGGGTCAAGACCCCAAACTCTAAGAACCGTTGCCCAGTCTGGTGCATTTTCTGCTGGCATTCCAGTGGTCGTAACAGTCCCCTCGTTGCCGTTCCACTGCACGCCTGGCTCCCACCCTTCTGGGTGTTGTCGCCTTGGCTTTTTTGCGTTTTCCATATCTCGCTGAACCGCGAGTATTTTTTCAAATTCTTCGCTCATCGTTCACACCCGCACTGACCGCGACGATGCCGAGACATCGTATGCGGCTTCACGGAATATCCTTTCTGACCCAGCCAGCGAGCGATCGCAGTCGACTGAATCGTTTCGTCTTTCATCGCCTCCTTGAAGGCGGTTTGCTCTTGAGCGGCAAGACGCGTGTACGTCAAGCCGATTGCGCACGACGGGCCCTTCCTTGCGGAGTCCTTGCGCATTTCATCTAGCATGTCACTAACTGACATTTCCATCTCCTTCAACCTTTACCTTGGCATACAGGCCAAGTAAAATGATCATAACAAATAGACGAAAAGTTTTCAACATACGTGTGGATAAAGAAAGACCCCCAGGGTTTCCCCTGGGGGTCCTCTATATTATCGAGAGAAGATTCGGGCTAGTAGGCCCTTCTTTGCCTTGGGCTTTGGTGCCTTTGGCGCTGCCTTCTTCGATGGAGAAGCCTTTTTTGCTGCTGGCTTCTTTGTCTTCTTAGTTGCTGCCATGTCAATTACCGTCCCTTTCTCGGCCATTTGGCCGTGGAACGAGTATATCAGACTCGCGGCTTGGTGTCTTCCTCGTCGTCAAGCGAGCCATAAGCCTCATTGGCGAGGCTCCCTGCGAGCTC